TTAAGTGATAACAGATGTCTGGAAATATAGGGGCAAATCCACGCCCCCACCTGGGTGAGATACCACAATTGCCGGATACTGACGGGTTTCATCAAATTTTGGAGGGAAATAGATCACTGCAGACAAAGAGATGGTTGGATTATTGCTGTTAGTGAAGCTGACTTTATTATTCATCATTCAGTTCCTCATGGAGTTGTCGGTTCGTTTTGACGGTTGGTGATATCACTATAGATATTGATCATTAAGTTGATTAGACCCTAAATCATGATTAGACCTATCATTTAAATGATTAATAGATTGTATGGAGATACTGAATGAAGCGTGAAGAAATCGCTGATCTGATGGCGTTTGTCGTCGTTGCAGAGGAGCGTAGCTTCACTCGCGCAGCAGCCCGCCTGAGCATGGCGCAGTCAGCTTTAAGCCAGATAGTGCGCCGTATAGAAGAACGATTGGGATTGCGGCTTCTGACGCGAACCACGCGCAGCGTTGTACCCACTGAAGCGGGCGAGCATCTTTTGTCTGTTCTTGGCCCTATATTGCATGACATAGATTCTGCCCTGACATCCCTGAGCGATCTGCAGAACCGCCCATCCGGGACAATACGTATTACTACTGTAGAACATGCAGCAAAAACGATATTGTTACCAGCCATGCGCACATTCCTGAAATCGCATCCTGAAATTGATATTCAGCTTACCATTGATTATGGTTTGACCGATGTCGTTTCTGAACGTTTTGATGCAGGCGTCCTGAGGTGTACTGGCAATAGCGGACACTACCATTTGTTCTTTTTTTAAGCAGCCATCTGATGATATTTTTCCCTGAAGGCTGCCGGGGAGATATTCCCCAGACGAGAGTGACGACGCTGACGATTGTAGAAAATCTCAATGTATTCCCGTATTACTGAGATGGCTTCATCCCGGTTATTAAAACGATAGTGGCTCAGGCTCTCATTTTTCAGCGTTCCCCAGAAGCTTTCCATCGGAGCGTTGTCGTAACAGTTACCTTTACGCGACATTGATGTTTTCAGACCAGACTGCTCCTGTATGACCCGGTAATCGTATGCGCAGTACTGTGAACCTCGATCAGAGTGGTGGATTAGCCCGGCAGGTGGGCGCTGGCTCCTGAGCGCCATAAACAGGGCTTTACCTGTCAGCTCTTTTGTCATGCGCTCTCCCATGGCGTAGCCGACAATTTCGCACGTATAAACATCTTTGATGCCAGCGAGGTACAACCATCCCTCCTGTGTGGCAACATACGTCAGGTCCGCCACCCAGACCTGATTTGGTGCTGTAGGAGCGAACGTCTGGTTCAGCAGATTTGGCGCAACTGGCAGATTGTGGTTCGGGTTCGTAGTCGCTCTGAACTTGCGTTTCTGCTTACAGCGTAGCCTTAGCTCCTTACGAAGACGTGCCAGTCGGTCACGACCAACGATGATGCCATTCTCTGCCAGCTCCGTCTGGAGCCGCCGGGTTCCATATGTTTCGCGAGTGCGGATATGTGCCACCTTAATCTCCAGTTTTAGCCGCTCATCACTTTGTTTTCTGTCTGAGGGTTCATGCTGTACCCAGTTGTAATAACCGCTCCTGGATACACCAAATACCTGAAGTGGCACACTGAATTTGGCCACCTGAACAGAGGTGATATGCTCACCTCAGAACAACACAGGTGCTCCAATGAAAAAAAGAAATTTTAGCGCAGAGTTTAAACGCGAATCCGCTCAACTGGTTGTTGACCAGAAATACACGGTGGCAGATGCCGCCAAAGCTATGGATGTTGGCCTTTCCACAATGACAAGATGGGTCAAACAACTGCGTGATGAGCGTCAGGGCAAAACACCAAAAGCCTCCCCCATTACCCCGGAACAAATTGAAATCCGTGAGCTCAGGAAAAAGCTACAACGCATTGAAATGGAGAATGAAATATTAAAAAAGGCTACCGCGCTCTTGATGTCAGACTCCCTGAACAGTTCTCGATAATCGGGAAACTCAGAGCGCATTATCCTGTGGTCACACTCTGCCATGTGTTCGGGGTTCATCGCAGCAGCTACAGATACTGGAAAAACCGTCCTGAAAAACCAGACGGCAGACGGGCTGTATTACGTAGTCAGGTACTTGAGCTACATGGCATCAGCCACGGTTCGGCCGGAGCAAGAAGCATCGCCACAATGGCAACCCGGAGAGGCTACCAGATGGGACGCTGGCTTGCTGGCAGGCTCATGAAAGAGCTGGGGCTGGTCAGCTGTCAGCAGCCGACTCACCGGTATAAACGTGGTGGTCATGAACATGTTGCTATCCCTAACTACCTTGAAAGGCAGTTCGCCGTGACCGAGCCAAATCAGGTGTGGTGCGGTGATGTGACCTATATCTGGGCGTACCTCGCCGTTGTTCTCGACCTGTTCGCAAGAAAACCAGTGGGCTGGGCCATGTCGTTCTCGCCGGACAGCAGGCTCACCATGAAAGCGCTGGAAATGGCATGGGAAACCCGTGGTAAGCCCGGCGGGGTGATGTTCCACAGCGATCAGGGCAGTCATTATACGAGCAGGCAGTTCCGGCAGTTATTGTGGCGATATCAGATCAGACAGAGTATGAGCCGGCGCGGAAACTGCTGGGATAACAGCCCAATGGAACGCTTCTTCAGGAGTCTGAAGAACGAATGGATGCCGGTGGTGGGTTACGTAAGCTTCAGCGAGGCAGCTCACGCCATAACGGACTATATCGTTGGATATTACAGCGCACTAAGACCGCACGAATATAACGGTGGGTTACCCCCAAACGAATCGGAAAATCGATACTGGAAAAACTCTAACTCGGTGGCCAGTTTTTGTTGACCACTTCAGGTTGACGAAAAAGAGCGTCAGGTCCGCTGTAAAATCTGCGGTGCGGTTGTGGAGCCGTTTGACTGGATGCTCTCTGTGGCAAAAAGAGAAACCAGACTGGCAGATGATGTAAGACTATTGCGCCAGGAGGAACAGGAAAGGCGGAGAAATATAGAAAAGCTGATACAGATTGAGCGTAATGCGAAAGCGCGGATACGCAGGGCGACAAAATCCAGAACTGAATAATTAAATTTAGCACTGTTAAAAATTTAATCCTTAACCGGAGGGATTTCTGCACCCTCAAATCATCAGGAGACCGCCCGAAAGGGCGGTAATGAATGGTTACATTATTTAGAAAAAAATATCCGCGAAAGAGTAGAACAACAGAATTCCTGTTTCTCATTCTGTTTATCGTGTTGATGACACCGATATCCCCGCTAATTTTTGTCTGGATAATCGGAAAAATAATTGAGCCAGTTATTGAATTGTATAACGACGTGGTATGGGCGTCATTCAACACACTGCACAATAAAATTAATCCGTATAAGGAAAGCTGATATGGCACTGACGAAAAAACAACGTGCAGAACTGCGCATGAAGTTCGGTGGTCGCTGCGCTTATTGCGGCTGCGAACTTGGCGAAAAGTGGCATGCAGACCATGTAAAACCGGTCATTCGTTTTGATGGAAATATGCTTCACCAGGAACGTGACGATATATCCAACATGGTACCAGAATGCCACCCATGCAATCTGCACAAGCATTGCAGTAGCCTGGAAGATTATCGACGAATTATCAGTGATGGTCGTCGTGAATTCCTTGCGTCCGGGAAAGGCAAAGCGCTGGTTCGTATGGGATTGGTTGAAATGAAATCTGACCCGGTTGTGTTCTGGTTTGAAAAATATCAAGAAGGGGCTACGGCATGACCACTATTACCAAAGAGCGACTGCAATGGCTGGCTAACATTTCTGGCCGCGATGATATTGACGATATAGACGGCGGTGAAATTCGTGAACTGGCGCTTATCGCTCTGGCATCACTGGAAGCAGAGCCTGTAGCGGAATGCATTGTTGAAGATGGGGGCATGTGTATTGACGGGTTCGGTGAGTATGTGGGTCACTCGCTGCCTGATGGAATGCATGAGCTTTATGCTGCCCCGCGAATGCGACAACCTGATGGATGGAAAGCCGTAGCTGTAGCGTGGAAGGTGACGTTTACTCAAGTTGACCAGGAATCTAATACGTTCACTGCTATATATTTTGACAAAGCGGAAGTTGAGCGTTGGGTACGACTGCATAAAGCATGTGATTTTCGGGCAGATATAACACCGCTTTACGCAGCGCCGGCAGTGCCGGTTGCAGTAAACGACGACATGGCTTACGCATTCCATCACGCACTGTCAGATTCATCGCTTGGCTCTGATGAAATCGAAGAAATTAAAACCGGTTTGCGTGCTGCCTTTGCCAACGTCACTATCCAACCAGAGCCGATAGTGCCGGATGAAATCGGGCCAAACGATAGTAATACGTTTGATTATGTTGATGGCTGGAACGCCTGCCGCGCTGCCATGCTTAAGGGAGATAAATAATGATTAATCGAACCAAATTGGAGCACATTCTCGAATATGCCAGGCAGCAGAAATGTATTGGGCAACTTTGTAAAATTCCACCAGGAGATATGGTTGAAATCGTGGAAATGGCCATGCGTAAGGCTGGCAACTCTCCGGTAACTCTGGCTGGCTGGATAAGCTGTAGTGATGCAGTTCCTGCTGAATATTGCGATGTGATTCTTCTCGATGATCTCGGGAATGTATTCCCCGGTTCCTGGGATAAGGTTTTTTGCCCCACTCGTGGCGGGAATAAGATGGCTTTTGTGGACAAAGACGGCGTTGAAGTAGAGAGCTCAACTCACTGGATGCCGCTACCGGAACCACCGCAGGAGGTGAATCAATGACCTGGCCTGAGGCATTCACCACGGTAGGAATTGCGATGGCGGTGGCGCTGGTGGTGTATTCGATTTGCCGTTGGGGTTAACAAACAAAAACCCCGGATTGATGGTCCGGGGTTTTTGAAGGAAACAAAACAGAAACAGCAATTGCCGTTACCTGTTGTTACCATGGCAAGTAAACGTATCTCAGGCGAGCGCATTGCGCCGTTCTGACGCAGATAAATTAGCCTGGATAGAAGGTGCTGGCAATAAAAAATAGCGTTTTCTTATCGGTATCGGTAAGATTGCTGCGGGTGCTTGAGGCTGTCTGCCTCGGGCATGCCACTGTAAGGCAGACAGAGAAAAGCCCCAGTTAACATTACGCGTCCTGCAAGACGCTTAACATTAATCTGAGGCCCAATCTATGTCTCACAAATGTAGGTTAGCCTCTTACGTGCCGAAAGGCAAGGAGAAGCAGGCTATGAAGCAGCAAAAGGCGATGTTAATCGCCCTGATCGTCATCTGTTTAACCGTCATAGTGACGGCACTGGTAACGAGGAAAGACCTCTGCGAGGTACGAATCCGAACCGGCCAGACGGAGGTCGCTGTCTTCACAGCTTACGAACCTGAGGAGTAAGAGACCAGGCGGGGGAGAAATCCCTCGCCACCTCTCATGTGTCAGGCATCCTCAACGCACCCGCACTAAACCCGCTTCGGCGGGTTTTTTGTTGCGTGCTGAATACGCAGGGTGAAAAATAACCATATATTTGATTATATACACAACAAAAAATAAAAGTCATTGTACTTGCACATTAAACAATCAAATATACGGCGTGAAATAAATGTTTTTCAGATTAATATTTTTGTCTCTATGTGGATATAACCGTTTGTACTTATAAACTTGGAGGCATCGTGGAAAAAATAAAGAAACTATTTAGTAGCAAATACGCAGTCATACGTCGTGATGACCTGTCAGTTATAGTCGAAATGGATTACTGAGGTGTACTGGCAATAGCGGACACTACCATTTGTTCTTTTTTTAAGCAGCCATCTGATGATATTTTTCCCTGAAGGCTGCCGGGGAGATATTCCCCAGACGAGAGTGACGACGCTGACGATTGTAGAAAATCTCAATGTATTCCCGTATTACTGAGATGGCTTCATCCCGGTTATTAAAACGATAGTGGCTCAGGCTCTCATTTTTCAGCGTTCCCCAGAAGCTTTCCATCGGAGCGTTGTCGTAACAGTTACCTTTACGCGACATTGATGTTTTCAGACCAGACTGCTCCTGTATGACCCGGTAATCGTATGCGCAGTACTGTGAACCTCGATCAGAGTGGTGGATTAGCCCGGCAGGTGGGCGCTGGCTCCTGAGCGCCATAAACAGGGCTTTACCTGTCAGCTCTTTTGTCATGCGCTCTCCCATGGCGTAGCCGACAATTTCGCACGTATAAACATCTTTGATGCCAGCGAGGTACAACCATCCCTCCTGTGTGGCAACATACGTCAGGTCCGCCACCCAGACCTGATTTGGTGCTGTAGGAGCGAACGTCTGGTTCAGCAGATTTGGCGCAACTGGCAGATTGTGGTTCGGGTTCGTAGTCGCTCTGAACTTGCGTTTCTGCTTACAGCGTAGCCTTAGCTCCTTACGAAGACGTGCCAGTCGGTCACGACCAACGATGATGCCATTCTCTGCCAGCTCCGTCTGGAGCCGCCGGGTTCCATATGTTTCGCGAGTGCGGATATGTGCCACCTTAATCTCCAGTTTTAGCCGCTCATCACTTTGTTTTCTGTCTGAGGGTTCATGCTGTACCCAGTTGTAATAACCGCTCCTGGATACACCAAATACCTGACACATCGCTTCAATGGGAAATTGTTGTCGCCATTGTTCGATTAACGCGTATTTTTCAGCGACTCCTGTGCAAAATACGCTGTTGCTTTTTTTAATATATCTCGCTCAAGGCGAGCTTCATTTAACGCCTTACGCAGTTGCAGAATTTCAGATTCCAGTTCAGCCACCGTGCGGGAACCAGGAGTACCGAGCCCTTTTCTGGCGGCGGTAACCCATTGTCCTAAAGTGCCTTCAGGAAGGGATAATCGGGAAGCGCCTTCACTGATCGAAAGTTGATTTTCAAGAACCGTTCTGACAGCTTCGGCTTTGAACTCTTTAGAGTAACGTTGGGTTTTTCTGCTCATTATTAGCTCCTTCTGATGCCATTCTATTTCAGGAAGGAGTGTCCGTTAAACTCAGGCTACCTCATAGCGCTCTCATGACTCGTCGGAAGAAAGAGAAGAAGGCCATTAAAAAGGCTGAGCAGCTTGTGAAGGATCTGATTCAGTTCAAGCTATGTGACATGGGGGATTGAAGTGGTCAACAAAAACTGGCCACCGAGTTAGAGTTTTTCCAGTATCGATTTTCCGATTCGTTTGGGGGTAACCCACCGTTATATTCGTGCGGTCTTAGTGCGCTGTAATATCCAACGATATAGTCCGTTATGGCGTGAGCTGCCTCGCTGAAGCTTACGTAACCCACCACCGGCATCCATTCGTTCTTCAGACTCCTGAAGAAGCGTTCCATTGGGCTGTTATCCCAGCAGTTTCCGCGCCGGCTCATACTCTGTCTGATCTGATATCGCCACAATAACTGCCGGAACTGCCTGCTCGTATAATGACTGCCCTGATCGCTGTGGAACATCACCCCGCCGGGCTTACCACGGGTTTCCCATGCCATTTCCAGCGCTTTCATGGTGAGCCTGCTGTCCGGCGAGAACGACATGGCCCAGCCCACTGGTTTTCTTGCGAACAGGTCGAGAACAACGGCGAGGTACGCCCAGCGCTTACCCGCCCAGATATAGGTCACATCACCGCACCACACCTGATTTGGCTCGGTCACGGCGAACTGCCTTTCAAGGTAGTTAGGGATAGCAACATGTTCATGACCACCACGTTTATACCGGTGAGTCGGCTGCTGACAGCTGACCAGCCCCAGCTCTTTCATGAGCCTGCCAGCAAGCCAGCGTCCCATCTGGTAGCCTCTCCGGGTTGCCATTGTGGCGATGCTTCTTGCTCCGGCCGAACCGTGGCTGATGCCATGTAGCTCAAGTACCTGACTGCGTAATACAGCCCGTCTGCCGTCTGGTTTTTCAGGACGGTTTTTCCAGTATCTGTAGCTGCTGCGATGAACCCCGAACACATGGCAGAGTGTGACCACAGGATAATGCGCTCTGAGTTTCCCGATTATCGAGAACTGTTCAGGGAGTCTGACATCAAGAGCGCGGTAGCCTTTTTTAATATTTCATTCTCCATTTCAATGCGTTGTAGCTTTTTCCTGAGCTCACGTATTTCAATTTGTTCCGGGGTAATGGGGGAGGCTTTTGGTGTTTTGCCCTGACGCTCATCACGCAGTTGTTTGACCCATCTTGTCATTGTGGAAAGGCCAACATCCATAGCTTTGGCGGCATCTGCCACCGTGTATTTCTGGTCAACAACCAGTTGAGCGGATTCGCGTTTAAACTCTGCGCTAAAATTTCTTTTTTTCATTGGAGCACCTGTGTTGTTCTGAGGTGAGCATATCACCTCTGTTCAGGTGGCCAAATTCAGTGTGCCACTTCAGAATGGATGTCGTGGAGATGGTATCCGCAGATAGCGCCGCACTTCTGAAGAAAATCAAATGGCCTGATAAGGTTAAAAACCTTGAGTTGCTTGGGCGCCATGTTTCTGTTCAGGCGTTTAAAGACAACGTCAAAAATGAAGTGACTGGCGCTGACGGAGGACCAGTCAGAACAGAAATTACCAAATTAACGCCTGAGCAGGCCGCAGAGGTGTATAGAAAAATGATGGGCTAAGTATGCCGTTACCATTCCCCTTCGATTTTAAACATCCTGATTACCAGATGGTTTTTGAATGGCGGATGGAACGCCTACAGCGCATTCGCCAGAATCCTGAAATATTGCCTGCACTAAAACAGTTTTACCGTACCAACCCGGCTCAGTTCATTATCGACTGGGGCATGACAACGGACCCGCGTAATATTGATTATGGCCTGCCGGTGACCATTCCGTTTTTACTCTTCCCTAAGCAGGAGGAGTGGATCCACTGGATTATGAAACGCTGGAGCAATCGGGAGAATGGTATTACCGAAAAATCCCGTGAAATGGGGCTCAGTTGGACCGCGATCGGACTGGCCTGCTCGCTTTGTCTCTTCAACAAAGAAATGGTTATCGGTTTCGGCTCCCGTAAAGAGGAATACGTCGACAGCACCGGTGACCCGAAAGCATTGTTCTGGAAGGCGCGCAAGTTCGTGGAAACACTACCTGTAGAGTTTCGCGGTTCGTGGAGCGAGAAGAAGCACGCGCCATATATGCGTGTTGAGTTTCCTGAAACTGGCGCGGTTATCAAAGGTGAGGCTGGCGATAATATCGGTCGTGGTGACCGTACGACCCTTTATTTTGTGGATGAGGCTGCTTTTCTCCAGCGACCATTACTTATTGATGCCGCGCTTTCCCAGACAACCCGATGTCGTATCGATCTCTCATCGGTTAACGGTATGAACAACCCCTTCGCACAGAAGCGGCACAGTGGAAAAATCCCGGTGTTTACGTTTCACTGGCGTAGCGATCCGCGTAAAGACGATGAGTGGTCCGACCTTACTGACGGTTACTGCGGTATTTCAGACCGTAATGAATACAGGAGAGGTGTCAGTGGGAAGTACGGATAAGTCGTCTCCCACGGACAACGATAAAGCAAAAGGGGCCGCATCGGTTAAAACGCAGCCAGTTACGGCGTCGGTGACACAACCGTCAGACGCTGACAGACGAAGCGCCACGAACAGGGGGATCACCTGATGCTGGAAATTGTTTTATCTCCCGTTAAAGCCCAGCAGTTTACGGTGACACTGGGCGCTCAGGTCTGCACCATTCGCCTGAATCAGCGTACTACGGGGATGTATATCGATATCATTGTTAATGGTGAACCGTGCCTGTATGGCGTGCTGTGTCTGAATAATAACCGGATTGTCCGGTACGGATACCTGCCGTTTCAGGGGGACCTGTTTTTTACCGACACGGAGGGGAATAGTGACCCTGACTGGCGGGGGCTCGGATCCCGGTACCGGCTCTACTGGCTGTTACCTGAGGAACTGATATGAGCTACAGACAACATAAAATAACGGTGGAGTTCACTCTTTCAGACGGACGAACGTTTGGTAATGGCCAGGGCAATATGCTGACCATTACCGACGCAAGCTGTTTTGCCAGTATTGCCGTATATGGAGGGGTGGCTGGTACACAAATCACGCTGTATATCTGGGGAATGTCACCGGCGCATATGACGAATTTAAGCTGGCGCGGTGTGTGGCGACAGGAGCAGAGTACCGCAAATAAAATGCGGCTGTGGGCCGACGGGCGGCTTATTTTTGAAGGTGATATTACTGATGCATACGCCGACTACAACCAGGCGCCGGATATTCCGCTCATTCTGACAGGACAGATTCATTTTAATCTGCGTAATCAGCCGGCGGCAGATTTCAGCGCAAAGGGCGATGTTGCGGTTGCAGATATTATCCGTGCGCTGGCGTCAACTGTCGGGCTTGGATTTGAAAACCAGGGGGTCAGCCGCAGTCTGTCTGACCCGCATTTTTCCGGTAATGTTGTACAACAAATGCTGGATGTCGCTTCAGCCGCCGATATTAACATTGATCTGGGGAATGTGGAGAAAGTCACCATCTGGCCGAAAGGGCAGAACCGGAATATTCCGCCGGTACTGATTTCGCCGGATCACGGACTGACTGGCTATCCGGTTTACACCATGACCGGACTCAGCGCCACCACGATATTCTGCCCCGATCTCTTTACTGGCAGGCCAGCGCATCTGGAATCGTCACTGCCTGATATGACGGGCGATTATACGATCACAGGGGTGATACACACCATTACTTCGCGAACCGTGGGCGGTCCGTGGAGTTCCAACTGTACCATGATGAGGGCTGAAGAAAATGGCACAACCACTCAGTAACCCGACAGACGTGAACAGCGAAATCAATGCACAGGACTTTATGCTGCGGCAGTTTCTCGGACGTCATGCGTTTATCACTCTGGGACGGGTGGTAGCCGTGGAAGAGGGATTTATTGAGGCCCGACCGATGGTAATGGGCGTTGCAGCAGACGGTTCCCCGGTTGAACATGAGGTGATTTATAACATTCCCGTATGGCGACTACAGGGGGGCGGTAATGCGGTGATTATGCCGCCACATGTGGGGGATATCGGTTTTCTTGCCATCTGCGATCGGGATATCAGTGCGGTAAAAGCCACGCGTCAGGCTGCGATGCCGGGATCAAAGCGTACCCATAATTATGCTGATGCCATCTGGCTGGGTGGCGTGCTCAACGGTGATCCCGTCCAGTTTGTGGTATTTGATGACAACCAGATACGGATTGTATCTCCCTGGAAAGTGGAGATATCCGCGCCTGAGGGTGTGATTAATGCGCCGAAAAGCTTCACCGTTAATTCACCACAAATTGCGCTGAACGGCGATACCGCCGTCAGTAAGGGGCTTGACGTTACCGGGCAGTCCAGGCTTTCCGGCGGTTCGAACATCGGGGGTATTGATTTTGGAAACCACGTTCACGGCGGCGTTGAGTCCGGCGGCTCAACCACGCAGGGACCCCGGTAAACAGGAGAAAACATGCAGTCACGATCACTTCTTCTTGACACCGGGACATGGGATATCCTGCTTGATGATACCGGAAATCTTGCCATTACTGATAATCCCCATGCGGTAGCTCAGGATGTGGCGTGTGCGTGCAGTACTTTTCTGGGGGAGTGCTGGTACGACTCAACGGCTGGCATACCTTACTGGCCACGCATCCTCGGACACTGGCCCGGCAAACAACTGGTGAATGCCACTCTGCAACAGGAAGCACTTAAACTGCCGACCGTGAGCGCCGCTGTCTGCCTGGTCACAGCTGATCAAACCCGGACAGTAACAGGTGTGCTGCGTATTACAGATACCAATAATGACATTTTTACGGTACTGCTATGAGTGAAAATAAATCTTTTTCTACCGCAGTGCCCGCTGTACAGATTTCGGATAGCGGGCTGAATGTGCCGGATGAAGCGGATATTCTGAGCGGCAGGCTTGCTGATTTTTCGGCGGCGCTGGGCGGGGCCATGAGTACCAGTCTGAGCAGTCCGCAGGGACAACTTGCATCCAGCGAAAGCGCCATTATTGCGGATAAAAACGATCAGTTGCTGTATATCGTTAACCAGATCAACCCTGACTTTTCCAGTGGTCGCTTTCAGGATGCAATAGGCAGGATTTATTTCCTGGAGCGCCGCGGGGCCACAGGTACGACAGTAACAGCGACCTGTACCGGGCTGGTTGGCACGCTGATCCCGGCGGGCAGTATGGCGCAGGATGAGGCCGGTTATAAGTATGTCAGTCAGTCAGACGTCACTATCGGCGCATCAGGGCAGGTTGATGCGGTATTTCTGAATTTGTCCACCGGCCCCGTCGGCTGTCCTGTGGGGACGCTGAATAAAATTTATAAGGCAATACCTGGCTGGTCAGGTGTCACTAACGCCAGTGCCGGTGTGCCGGGCAGCGATGAGGAAACCCGTGCGGACTTTGAAAACCGCCGACGTAATTCAGTTGCCCGTAATGCCCGGAATATTCTGGAAGCCATCCGGGGTGAAATACTCTCCACGGTGGAAAACGTGGTGGATGTTTACGTCACCCATAATCCGAAAAAAACAGAACAAAAAGCCGGAGTCAGTCAGTATCCATTAACACCCGGTTCGCTTTATGTTGGCGTGTACGGCGGCAGCCCGGCAGATATCGCGGCGGCCATCTGGCGTAAGGCTCCGCCGGGTATTGATATGAATGGCAACACAACGTTCACTGTTGCAGATAAGGAGTACGATCCGCCGTATCCTGAATACGTGATCAGCTGGCAGACACTCAAACCCGTCAGTCTGCATGTCAGTGTGACTCTGAAAAAAAGTGACTACCTGCCTTCAGATATTACCCGACAGGTACAGCAATCCGTGCTGGACGCATTTAATGGTACAGATGGTGGTCTGCGGGCAAGGGTTGCCTCTGTTGTCTCTGCCGGGCGCTACTATGCCGGCATTTACAAAACCGATCCGGAACATATTGATATTCTGGGCCTTACTGTGAGCCGTGACGGTTCGTCATGGACAACGGCTGTCACTTTCGGGATAGATGAGATTCCGGTTCTGGATGTGTCGGATATCAGTGTGAAACTCCAGGAGGCATAACGTGCAGAATGTGGCTGCCACTGTGCTTGCGCAGTATGCTGCCAGCCCCCGACTCAATGCCCTCATTAACAGCTTTAACGCAGCGCTTTCCCCCGACAGTTTTATCAGTGATTTTTATGGTCTTATCTGGAACATCGATACCGCAGAAAAGTATGGTCTTGATGTCTGGGGAAAGATTGTGGGTGTCAGTCGCCGGCTGACGGTAAAGGACGATTTTAATTACCTGGCTTCAGCGAGTCCAGGATGGACACCCCGGTAATGGATGATCCCTGTCCGTTTAATCAGGCACCGTTTTACAACGGAAAATCGGATACCCGGACTGTTGACCTGTCTGATGCTGTATACCGGCGGCTGATACTGATGAAAGCCATGTCGAACATTACTGACTGTTCCGTTCCGGATATTAACCGGATGCTGAGATTTATGTTCGGAAAAAAACGGCGGGCTTATGTTCTGAATAATGGTGGGCTGAGGATGAGTTACGTCTTTGAGTCCGCGCTCTCGTTGGCAGAACTGGCGATTATCCAGTCGTCGGGTGCACTGCCATCCCCGCCGGGTGTTTATGTTTCAGTAGTTTTAAAGGAGTCCCGTAATGAAGGCCAGTGATAAACCCCGCCAGCTGGCGGTCCCCTTTGCGAGTACCGGAGATAAAAACCGTATCCCGGACAAGGCGACACAGCAGACCAGAGAGAGCGGTAATGCTGCGTATGATTCAGGTTTTCCTCCGGTGACCATGACAGCGGTCTCAGCGGGAGGTATACCGCCACACGGCAAGGATTTTAACGGTCTGATGTACGATATTACCGCAGCAATACGGTTCGCCCAGGCTGGCGGTTTGTACACGTATAATGCCGGTTTTGCGGGGGCCATTGGTGGATATGCAAAAGGAGCCATTCTCGCCGGAGTCGCAACAACAGCGGTCTGGCTGAATACCACAGACGATAACCTGACCGATCCTGAAGGCTCCGACAGTGCGGGCTGGGTAAATCTTCTTGAGGATCCGAAAAGGATATTCCTGCGGCAGAAGAACAATCTGTCAGACCTTCAGAATAAAGGGACGGCACGGGATAATCTTCAGGTTTACAGTAAAGAGCAGTCAGATCAACGCTATGTTCATCGGGAAGGCGATAAAATAACCGGAGAGCTGAAAATCCGTGGTGTTAATGCGCTGAGGATTTTCAACGAAGCTTTTGGCCTGATTTTTCGTCGTTCGGAAGAGTGCCTGCACCTTATTCCCACCAGTGAAGGTCAGGGGGAAAATGGCGATATTGGTCCCCTGCGCCCGTTCACCATTAATTTGCGGACGGGTGAAATATCCATGTCGCATAAAGTGTCTGTTGGCGGTGGTTCGCAGGTCAATGGTGCGCTGGGTATCGGCGTTCAGAACGCCCTGGGGGGGAATTCAATTGTTCTTGGTGATAATGACACCGGATTTAAACAGAATGGAGACGGTATTCTGGATGTTTATGCTAATAGTCAGCGTGTATTCCGCTTTCAGAATGGAGTGGCTATTGCTTTTAAGAATATTCAGGCCGGAACTGCCAGAAAATTCACGTTATCCAGCGCCAACAACTCCACGAAAAATGCAGCGTTTTATTTGTGGGGTAATCCATCCAGGCCTGTTGTTGCAGAGCTTGGCGATGATTCAGGCTGGCATTTTTTCAGCCAGAGAAACCCGGATAACAGCATAGTGTTCACTGTTAACGGACAGGTAATTCCGTTAAATTACGGAAACTTCGATGCCCGCTATAAATATCGAACAGAGGGGGTACAGGATGTACGGTATGGCCATGAAATGTATTACAGCCCCGGCAGTAACACCGTTTCGTGGAGATTTTGCGCACCTTCGGGACACGGGCTGTCAGGGATGGCGATATCGGATACCGGCCGTAACTCAGCGGATAACGTTGACGGTGTGTATTACCGACCACTGCAAAAACTGATTAATGGCACCTGGTATAACGTAGCGAGTATTTAACAATGTTGCATTTAAAAAATATTACTGCGGGTAATCCGAAAACAGCAGAACAATATCAGATGACAAAACGATATTCGGTCTCCTGGCTTTTTTCAGAAGACGGAAAAAACTGGTATGAAGAGCTGAAGAATTTCGCCAGCGACACAATAAAAATAGCTTACACCGGAGATGGTCGCGTGGTGTGGGTCGGTAAGGATGTGACAGGCATCGAGCCACGCAATGCCAGTGTTATTGAAGTTCCTGATATTACCGCTAACCGACGGATTACCGCGCCGGGTTACTGGTTTTACCGCAATGATGAATTTGTCTTTGACTACAGACTCAAAGCGGAAGATGAGCGTGATGCCCTTCTGGCTCAGGTCAGTGCCCGGACAGGGGAATGGGAAGAAGACCTGCTGCTGGGGTTAATCAGCGACGAAGATAAAGAAAAGCTGAAAGCCTGTCGTATTTACGCGAAATCGCTGCAGGCGATGGATTTCAGCACCATCACTGATAAATCCTCATACAACGCCATTGAATGGCCCGCCTCTCCGGAAGGTTCTTCCTGATTTAATTTATCGCGAGAAAAACAATGTTTGTAGTGATATCAGGTGCGCTGACTGATGGCGCAGGTATCCCCATGTCCGGATACCATATTATTCTGAAATCCCGGGTAAACACCCCGGAAGTGGTGATGAACACTGTTGCTGATGTGATGACAGGAAACGATGGTGAATACTGTTTCCATGCGCGGACTGGAAAATATGGTGTGTATCTGAAACAGGACTGGCGCAACGAGTACAACGTTGGCGACATTGCTGTATATGAGGACTCAAAGCCCGGCACGCTGAATGACTTTCTGATTGCTCCTGATGAGGGCGACCTGAAACCGGATGTCGTCAAACGCTTTGAGGAAATGGTGGCGCAGGCGCAGCAGAGCGCCGGGGCCGCAGCCGGAAACGCACAGCAGACGGCGCAGGATGTGGCGGCAGCCGCAGGTTATGCCCGCGCAGCAGAACAGGCCAAAAATGACATTGATGCTGCGCTGACCGGCACCCTGAAAACGGCTAACCATCTGTCTGAAATCGCAGCAGCAGGCGAAAAGGCACAACAGAAGTCCCGGGATAATCTGGGGCTGAAAAGTGCGGCCACGATGGAAGCACAGAGCGACATTTACGACCGGACAAAAGGCCGTCTGGCGATACCCGGCGCATTCGGCTTTGGGTGTGCTTTTCTGCCTGAAGATGTTATCCGTTTTGACACTAAGAGTGATTTCCTGGCCTGGGTAAGGAATGCGCTGCCAGGTGAATATTCCGTTGCTGGCCCCTACGGCATCATCATACCCGACACACGGTTTGAAGGGGGGCTCAGCATCCGGTGGACTGATGCACGCCCTGAGACAACAGAACCGCGGTACAGAGCCAAATCCCTTACTTTTTACGGCATTAACGGCCCCATTTATCACACCCGCTACTGCTACTGGCCCATATCCAGACTGACTGGGTGAAAATAAATATAACCACAGAAGATATTATTTACAGAATCGTGGCGAGCTCTGTCCGCAACAGATGGGGAGACCCTGACATTGGCGGGCTGATTATTGTTGCGTACCAGGGAGAAGCTGACGGTGATAAAGTCATCAGACTTGTCAGGGGGCAGTCATACAGAGGCTCACGACTGGGACCGGTGGGGATTTCAGTGCCCAGTACTCCCACCGGAACGTATATAGCATCCCCACAATTTTTCATTACGGGATGTTCAGAGCATTCATTACCGGGGTCATATTGCGCCCTGTCCGGGGTGCCGGATGCACATGTCTCTGGCGCAATGCCCGGGCTTTTTATTCGCACATCGTGAGGAATGCATCGTGGAAATTAAAAAAATCATTAATCCCCGTTATACCGAAAGTGGCGCAGTAGACTGTGACGTTTTTTTTGACGACAGGGACCAGGCAGTCCCCTACACAGCCACCGCTGATGATGTCGCTCCGACGGGTCAGCAAATCTGGCAGGAACTGCAAAGCGGCAAATGGGGTGAGATAGCCCCATTCACTGTGACACCAGAAATGCTGGAAGCGGCCAGAGAGGCCAGACGTCAGGAAATTGAAGCATGGCGCGCAGAACAGGAGGCGAAGCCGTTCACGTTTGAATGGAACGGTCGTATCTGGAATGCTGGTCCCGACTCACTGGGCCGCCTGTCCCCGGTAGTCATGCTGGCAAAATCTGTCACAGCACAAACACATATGGCGTGGAGCGATGCCGATAATCAGCAGGTGAAACTGTCGATGCCGGAACTGGAAGAACTGGCGGCAGCAATGGTGCAGGCGCAGGTCGATCGCAACGATGAGATTTATCGCCGTCAGCGGGAGCTGAAGGAAGAGCTGAATAGTCTGAAGGATTTGAATTCGGTTAGGAATTTTATCGTGGAATAACAGAAGCTGCGGCACGTCGTATGCAGGAACGTGCCGCGGTTGGCTGGTAAACTTTCGATAGTGCGAGTATTGAATGATTTCTAGGCGTTATCGATTTTACGTATTTTTTGCATGATAGAATTCGTACCTCCTCCCAACGACCTTCCATGGCTTTCCGGACTTCTGTAGGCTGGCGGACGATGCTGTCCTCGGATGTTGTG